GCTTTGCTGACTGGCTTCTTTTCCTCCACTTGTACCACTGGTGTTTCTTCCACTTTCGGTTGATTCAGTAATGAGGGTGCTTCTAGAGGATGTTTCTTGTCCTCCGTCGTGTCTACTTTCGCTGCGAATAAATTTTTCAAAAACGTGATAATCATCTTGTTTCCCCTCTAATAAAACTGCATATCCTCTACCATAAGGAACTACTTTACCACCTTTAATGTGAGCCTCTTTTGCTGCAGCTCCTCTAATTATAAAGATGCGTACATTTCCTTTGCCGTCTTTTAAATAGTTTTTGTGATTTTCATTTAAATCTATCTCATCCATATCTGTTCCAAGTGTAAGCATTTGAAAAGCATCATCGCCAGACAATTCGTAACCTTCTTGCAAGAAATGCTCTGCAAATATTTTGTCAATACTTTTAGGTCCTTTTGGTTGACTTTTTGTTTTACTTTGGTTACTTTTGATATCTGAAAATATTTTATCAAAATCACTAGTCTTTTTGTCTAAAGAAGGTTCTGGAGACTTTGGTTTAGATTTAGGTTTAGATTGCTGTTTTGGTTCTTCTTTAGTTTCTGTTGGTTTAATTTTATTAATATCTACCAGCCTATCATGCACTGAGCGATGAGTAACTTTACCCTCTTTACCATATCTTCCATGGCCATAATAATCTAATCCCATTTCTCTTGATTTCTCTGCTGCCTTAGAATCTTTGTGAGGCATCGATGCATTAGGATCGGATAGTGGTAATGTATCTTTCTTTTGTAGTTCACTAGCAACCCACTCTTTAGATGCATTACTCTTAGGTGGTGTTGCAACAAACTTTTTAATTCTTTTATGAATATCTAATAATTCTTTTTCTTTTGCCTGTTTAGTTGCATCATCAGCTTTAGTCAAATCATCTGAATTATCATATTCAACATAGTTGTCTTTAAATAATTCTGCAAACTTTGATCTTGATGCTTGTGCATCATCCCATTTCTTTTTACGGATTTCTTCTGGTACTGTACGACCACCACGTTGACCACGTTCAACGTTTCTTTGACGAGATACTTCATCAGCAGTATTAACCATAAGCATATGAGTATCATAACCCATTGCTTCAAGTTTACCTTTCATGTGAGATATCTTCTCGGCATCATCTCCTGTACCATTAATAATTAAACCGTTACGTCCTTCAATTGCTAAACGATGACGTAACTCTGCAACGTTTTTTGCTTTATCACGAATTGCATTACGTCTTTTTTCCTGATGTTTCGGCATCGTCTTATCAAGATGTTCTTTATCCATCAGATATTCTAATGCTTTATCAGAATTAATCTCAGTCATTCCATGACCACGTAATGTTCTGTCCATTACATAGTCTTTACCAGAACCAGGACCGCCCGCTAAGAATACTGCTTTGAAGATTGCTTTATCATGAACACCTTCATTCAATAGTAATTCAAAACCGAGATCAATATCTTCTTTAATCCCCATTCCTTTGCGAACATCATTAAACATTGCTTTAGCATGTTCATCTTTCATTGTAGATGGAACACCCTTTTTAAATCCTTTGTAATCATTATTTGATGCAAATGCTCGCATCTTTGATGCAGAGATACCACTTACACCTTCTGCATCTGGATCACGATCACCAGCAGAATGCACTTCTATATTTTTGAAATTATACAGAGCACCTTTGTGTACTCCATTGTATTTGTGTAATAGATTGCGGAATTCGTCAACACGATCAGAACCACCAACCATATGCAAATGAGTTACACCTTGTTTGTGCAACAATTCTGCTTGTTTTAAAAAGTTGGGATGTTCTTTGGTAGATACGGAGAAATTTGTACCTGGAAACGCACGTTTCGCATGACGTAGTTTTTGTGCGCCAGTTAGAGGATTCTTATCTGGATCCGTAGAATGTGATAAAACTATATGATGTGAACCGCCGACTTTATCTGCCAGTTTTTTGACAGTATCGACTAGTTTCTGATGGCCGTTTGTAATTGGATTCATGCGTCCAAATGCAAGGACAGCATGCTTTTCCACACTTTCTTTTAGGAAGTCTTTAAATTTCATTATTCTCCGCCTCTACAGCAGGTTGACTTCCTATTTAGTATTTTTTAATCGTATTCCCACTGTCCGTTGGATGCCACCTGACCTTTACAGTGAACTTTATCAAATTCTACCAAATAATTCTTAGGAATGTTCGCAAAATGTGCATGTTCAGTGTCTACAAACTGTAACATTTGATAGTTTTGACGTAGAACATCCATATAGTTGTCTATCAATGAAGGACACAATGAGTAAAGTCTGGTCACAAGTAAATCACTAGTAACTTTTGGATCTGGCATCCACGATGGAATACGTTTCTTAAACACATATTTACCAAACAATCCATCATATTCTTTGATATCAAATCCTTCATCAAGTTCTAATCTACCACTCATCTTGAATATACGATTGACTGATTGCATTGCTTGCTGTAGATTAGGATCAATCTTTAACTTCAACATTACATGATAAAGTAATGCAGTTTCAGCTTCACTCTTTCTTCCTGCTTGACTTAGTGCGATAACATCTTCATTATATTTCTCATGCATCTTCATAAAGTAATTTACAGACTTGGATATTGCAAGAAATTCCATTGCAGGAACTTCACGAACAGATGCATCTGCAAAAACAATGTATGCATTAGGACATTTTTTTCTTATCGAAATTAATGTTTGCATAGTTTGGTCAAATCGTTCTTTATCACTGAATACGCCAATTGATGGACGTAGTGCTGATGTAACGATAAACAGTGGTTTATTTGGTATTAGAGATACTTCCATACTTCATCCTTATCACGTTCTACATTAATTGCGGTTGCTCTTGGATATGGATTTGCATCGTTGAAATCATTGATTAATATTCTCGCAGAGTTCTGTAATCCAATCACAAGTTCATAGTTTCTAAACCCTAATGATGTTAATAAATTGTGTGTCTGTCTTTCAATTTCTTTTGGCCTTGCAGTTGTAAATACGAACTGAGCACCTTTCTTTTGTAACTGTAACAGTCGTTCAACAGTTTTTGCCATAGGTTTTACTGGACTGTAGAAACTGTTACCTCCGACTCTACCTTGCGATTCAATAATCGTTCCATCAATATCACAGAAGATTACTGGTTTATTATTATACTCATGCCAATCTTCTTGTGTGCCAACATCTGTATACTCACGAACATTTACGTTTGAAAAAATGTGTCGTTCTTGTAATTGACTTGCAATAACATCAGATACAAATAACTCACGATTGTTTGCAACAAGTTTCTCAAACGAATCACAATACGATTTAACAGATTCAAATCCATAACCACCGACACAGAAAGTATCAGATACGACTCGTTTTTCAATAATGTCCGTAACTATACCTTGTTCGTTCTTAATGACAAAACTTTTTGATCCAAGTTTCTTTAATACTTCATGATCTGCAATATTTGAAGTACAAATAAAATTGTCAGATTCAGGCATATCAAACTTGAAAAAACTATCACAATCTTTGATGAATAGTTTTTGACTGTAATCGATATTTGCTTTTTGAATGATTGAATAAACTGTGTCGGCAGGTCCTGATGTCAACTCATCCAAAATTACAACTCTTACTCTTGGACCAAATTCATGCAAAAGAAATCCAAGTGAGTTATGTTCGTCATCATGTTTCTTTAGAATACCAATTGTAATACCGTAATCTGTATTCAACCATGGTTCTAATGCTTTCTGTATCATCATTTTATGTTCATAACCATACAGAAGATATTTTGGTTTGGTATTGGGAAATCTGGTAGATAAACCAGCAGCAGGGACAATTATTTCCATAGTCTATTAATCTCTCTCAAAATAAATTTACGATTATCATCATCTTTTTCTGTGTGTCGATAAACACGCAACAACATCAATATCAGTAAATAATCATCCTTTGTATTTGGAAATGCACTGAATACTTTTTCTTGCAACATGTTCAATTTAGCATCAAGTCTTAGATCAGTTTCACGTAGAAACCATTTACATTCTAAATCTTGTCGTAACTTTGCAAGATCAAACACATATGAATCATATTCAATTGTGACAGGATCAATCATTACAAATCCATCTCTGTCGTCATATATGATATTCTCTAATGTAAAATCTCCATGATAATTTGATGATCTCGGTATAAACTTAGGTAGTTTATCAATCAATTCTTGTTTAGAGAATGGAAGATCATCAACAGAATCAACAAAATCTAGTTTCCGATGATATATTCCTGTATAATCATATAACTCTGATCCAACACTAAATGAATTTATATGAGTTATGATAAAGTCTGCTAGACGAATAATACTTCTTCTAGACAGATATTCTTTCATATCTAATCCATGTATATACTCCATACACATCCAAGTTTCACCATCAGTATCATAGATGAATGGAACAGGATACATCTCTCTATACAGAGCAGACATTCGTTCAACGTTTCTTTTTACATCACCAACTTTCTCAACATACAGAATACGATGATTATCAATCAGAGTTACTTTATTACCAGAATGTCCTTTTAATTCTTTGATTACTCGCTTAGGTGGAAGTCCAGCGTTCATAATCATCTCTAATCAAAGAATGCCATGTTCCGTTGTGTAATCCTGGTGGAAATGGATTGTTCATGTTGACATACACTAAGTTTTCTCCAACAAGATTATTTTCACGTAGATTAGCTTGCATAAGATTTTCACCAATGTATACTGCACCAAGATCATGATAGTAATGATCCATATTCATAAACGTTGACATGTACTTCAACATATTCTTAAATGATGAAAATGCAAATTGATCGTTACCAAAATCTCGTTCTGGTACCATGCGACAATTTGGAATGTAAAGTTTTGAACTGTCAAGATTATCGAAAGGAATCTTAACATTCAATGCGTAATCACTTCTAGAACGAATTACCCAATCATAATTTTTATGTGTGACAAACACATGTTTCGATAGTAGACTGGAACAATAATTCATTGAACTCAACATGGCATACGTAAAACGTGGTGGAAACTTTGCAGCATTTGGAGTTCTCACATACGTTTCATCAATCGTTTTACCTAGTTCTTTTGTAACTGGAGGATCCATCTTAAATTCTACAGGATCATATAAATTTACATATTCTTCCCATTCATCAAATTCCCAAGTATGAATGAATACATCCACATCATAATGATCTAGTAGATTTTTCTTATAGTATTCATAACCTTGTTTAAATGATCTGGCTTGACCAGACAGACATAGTGCAATTTTCATCGTTTTATACTCACATTTAGATCAGTCATTTTTGCTGGTACTTTGTTAATCCACAAATGACGCAATAACATCATATGTGGACAGTATCTTTCATACTTGTGAATACGAATGTTTTCTTCTCCGTATTGTTTAACACTTCTTAACCATTCTTCAAACGCAGGTTCAAACTGTGTTGAATGTAACTTTTCATAATCATCATACAAAAAGTAATATGGTGCATACTCTGTTGGAATTATTGCAAAGATATCTGATATTAGATTATACGATTCTTCAATAGGAGTCAGAATTGCATCTGGTTGTTGTAATACAGTCCAATTTGGAATTATATCAATATCATATCTACAGTAGAATATATTATCATAATCTTCTCTAATCAAAGAGTATGCCTGTTTTCTGGCAAAGTTCATTGATGCATTCGCAGCAACTTTATCATTAGGTGCATTCTTCGGATTAGTTGAACGAACTCGTTTTTCTATTTCTTCAAAGATATCTTTGTATGCAGAGTATTTCTCAAAACGATAATTTACTGGTTTTAGATTATCCAATACAAATCGTTTTTCTTCTACATCATCACTCCAAAGAAATGCATAAACATCTAATTTATTGATGTCTATGAACTGTTTCATCTTATTGACAGTATCACGAAATGTTCGGAACTGTCCTGATATCACCATGCAATTTTTCATTTTATCCAGAACCAAGTATCGCAGTCACCCTGCCAAATTTTCTTATCATGTTTTGCAATAAACTCATTTACCGCACGATTTACACCTTCAATAACAGTGTAGTCGTGACCAGCAAAGATCGCACCATCTTTTAATTTAGAGTAATAATTATTACAGTCTTTTGTAAGTTGTTCGTAAGTATGCAATCCATCGATGAATATCAGATCAAAGAACTTATCTTCAAATTGATCTACAGCATCATCTGAAGTTGCACGAATCAATTTAAATCTATCACCATACGATGCAAATCGTTCAACAACTTTTTGATACAGTTCTTGTCGATTGTTTAGTACGTTACCATTCCAATCAACATAATCATCATAAGGATCAATTGCATACAAAGTCAAACCTGGATTACAGTCTAACAATAATTGAGAACTGTCACCAATATCACAACCGATTTCAAGTACAACAGGATTCGGCAGTTGTTTCATAAACTGAACGAAGTGATACGCTGCAGGTTTAAATTCTTGAATTCTTTGAACATGCTCTGGATTGGGTTGTCCAAATGCTTGTTGAACTGTGTCTATTGTAAATACATCACTCATATTTTGCCTCTATTATCTTTCTCCATTCAGGAACTCTATCGTATTGATGAACTATTGAATATGGTTGTTCTGATTTGTTTGTAACTACTTTATCGCCAATCATTTTAGGTGATGCTTCAAGTAAAAATGGTTTGAATGAATTGATTTTACTTGGATCAACTGTTGTACCTAACTGACATGCCCATCCATCTTCTGATTTTGTGTATAATGATCTTGTGTTGTATGGATGCATGTTAATCATTACATTGAATGTTGATTGATCGCAGATAGGAATTGGTCGACCAATTGCTGCCAAGAAGATATTCAAACACAGATCACGCATTGCAGTTGATTTACCTGCAAGAACACCCACATTATAAATTTCATTATCTTTAAATTTATTGTAGATGTACGGACCGTATGTCTCTAGTAGATTCTGATTACCCCAAGGTTCATCTTTGTATTTCATACTCTCAGATGAAAATACTAAATCCTTGTTACTCAGTTTAATTCTAGAATCTAATTCTGGAAATGGATTCTGTTGGAAGATAACGTCTTTAACGTCTGTTGTGATAACATATCTAAATTCATTCTCACTTAGATAGTTGTAGATGTGTAGAAATCTTTCTACATGAACCATGAATTGACTTTGATGAACAAGATTACCTTTTCCATCATGTCCAAAAGAAACAACCTCGAATCCGGCACCCAATACTTTTTCTACAGTATCATGGTCACAGTTCATAAGAACCATAACCTTCTTGCCATCAAATCCAGATTGATTGATTGAATTGATCCAATATTTTATCTTGGACCAATCATAGTTGGTAGAACATCCTATAATCAAGTCTTGCATTATAACTCCAATTAATAATAATTACTTATGCTTCTTTTTATTCCACTTCTTCATCATCGCCACAGGTTGTCCTGGTGTATCTTTGAGATAGTTTTTTAATAGTTCTGGTCTACCCCACTCACCTGCACCTGCTTTTGATACAAACTCTTGTTCTTCCTTGATTGTCTTTACAGTACCATTTGGCATAGCAAAGTATGCTTCAAATGTAATATCTGGAAAGTGTTGTTTTAATTTCAAAAACTCTTTCAAGTTTGCCATACTATCATCAAACAAACGAACACGACCAAACTGACCTGTCTTTAGATAGTTATAGATGATGATTGCTTTTTGAATCGCAGGCGAATACTTTGTACCCATCTTACCTGCACGTTCAACTCTAATCTTATCTATATCAAGTCCATGATCTCTAAATGTTGCAAGGAATGTTTTCTTATCATCAAAGTCATCTCTTGCAGTTAGAATAATAACTCTACTCTTAGGATTTGCTTGAGCATTTCTTAGAATGATTTTTGCCTTACTTAACATACGATCAATTGGTTTAGATTCAGCACGAAACTTTGCCGCACTTCTAAACTGTTTAAAATCAAATGACTCACCTTGCTTTAACTTATAGGTATTAAACTCTTGGTTCGTTAATTCACGTACTTGTTTTCCATCTTTCATTACCGAAATCTTTGCAGTAGTATGAAATAGTGTATCATCAATATCAAAGATAGTCAAGCCACCAAGGTCTTTACTTTTAGTTTCGTAAATATATTCTTCGAATAGTTGCATTATTTTTCTTCTTCGGTAAATACAGGTATTATTGGTTTTTGTCCATCTACACAAATGTCACCAACGAATGTGTAAACGTTTGAATCTATTGATACCTGTTTATACAATTGATTATTGAAACACTTATATGGATCTTTATAGTTCTGTACGAAATACACGATACCATATCCTACTCCTGCCAATATCATCAGAATCGGAATGTACTTGATGTACTTTACCAACTCTGGCATCATGCCAAGTAGTTTTGGTAGTATTTCCAATAACTGTTTCATTTTTTATCTCTGGCTTTGACTGCATCTGCAAGCATTCCTTTAATAATCAATAACACTCTACCTTTTTCCATCTCAGTCAAAGTTTTGACTAGGACTAACTTATCATCATAGGACTTTGCTTCTTGTAAGAATTCGGTTGGCACCGTCATCTTCTTTTTCTTTTTAGCTTTGTATTTCTCAAGCTGTTTTCTTGGATCTTCTTCTGACATTATCCTCTTGTGAGAGCAAGTATTTTCTGTATCTGTTTTTCAACTAATTCTTTTCTGTTAGGCCAATAGATATATTCTTTATCAGCCGTTTTCAGTAATTTTGTAAAGAACGGTAATACTAGCTTCTCAACCTCCTTTAGTCTTGCCGCATATTCTTCTACTGTATCTGCTTTTTCAGTTATGACGGCGTTATATTCTTCTTCTGATACTGCTGAAAAACCAAAATCATCGTCATCATATTCAGCAAGAACTTTACTAATATCGTAACCCATTAATTACTCCAATTCTTTGTAGCATTAAAGTTTGCTTGTGAAAACTCTAATCTATCAACCAATTTCATTGCATTACCTTTTAACGAATCTACTGCGACAAATCCTTCTGGTGCGGTAACTCTAAATCCATCTTCTGTACGAATAAATGTTCCAATTCCTTTAATAGTTTCCAACTTACGAATTATCATCAATTTAGCATCGATCAACAAATTCATAAAGGTGAACATATTTGTTAGATCAGCAGAAGAACCTCTAAAGAAACGCATCACTTGATTTTTTTCAGTAATTCGTTTTTGTTTAGTATCTTCTTTCTTCGCTTCTTGAATCGCTTTGTTTAACTTATCTTCAATCCACTTAATCATTTCTTTAGTATGTTGTGCAGGATTAGTTACTTTCTTACCCTCACGAACTTTAGTGTTCCAAAATGTTTTTATATAAACAGAATAAACATCACTTGCAGATATTCTATTCAAAACCATTGAATTAATGCCTTGAAAGATTCTTCCTGCTTGTGATATTAGTTGTGTAATTTCTTTAGTTTCTTCTGCTGTGAACGTTGCAGAACCTGATGCATCTGTAAAAGATGCATCACGAAACCAAACGTCTTTCGTTTGTTGCAGTCTACCAATATCAATATTAAATGATGCTCTCATATCTTCCATAGTTTTTCCAGTATATGAAGTATGAAACACAACACCAAGTTGTGCAGCAATCATAGACTTAGCTAGTTTTGATTCTGCTGGAACTGCATAAACGATAGTGTTTGGTTGAAAAGTCGCATACATTTCACCATCGATGTTTTGTTTTCTTATGTCACCTTTAGTGAACATCATGTCGCCTTGCAATACACCTTTTATTCCAAGTTTTGGAAGATATGCAAGTGCAACTTTTAATTTTTCATTTAATCCTTCTCCAGGATGATTCTCATCAATATCTTCGTCCGTATAATTTAATTTAGCATTTTTATTAAATACAGATTTTGTGCCGACAAAGAATCTGCCGTTGTCAGGATTAATACCACAGAAAATAGCAGGAGCACCGTCCCACTTTGTAGTTACATTTACTTTAGTCTGTGAATGACCAGCAAGCATGTCTCTGAGTGAACGCAAAAAATTAATTGCATCACGTCCACCAGCAACACCTCGATTTATAATTTCATCTTCGATATGTTCTAGATGAACATTTTTGTTTGTTTTTGTTGCCATTATTTTGCGATAACTTTCATTGATGTGAATGGACCGTTATTATGTTTTACTTGTAAAGCCATAAC